CAGCCACAATTAGCCACACCAGTTCAGACTGAAAATCCACAAATTGTCCATGAACGTGCAATGTTCATGAAGTACGTTCAGGATCAAGGACAAAAGATTCCTAGTAACTTCAGGTCAGCTGATGATTGGTTCAATAGCCTAGTAGAAGCCCGTAAAGGATTCACTCAGGCAAGACAGGAAATCGCTTCGTTAAAGAAGCAATACAATCAAAATGGGGTGACTAATCCTGGATATCAGGACTCACCTCCAGTTGCTCAGGCTCGTCCTGAACCAGTCGAGGATCTATCAGGTATTCCTGAGGACCTCAAGATTACACCACCACCTATTCCTCAATCTGGATCTACAACTAAGGTTAGCTCAGAAGATTGGCTTCGTTGGGGCAAAGAAATTGACTCAACGGGTGCCGTAAGTGCTGCTACTCGTAAGGAAATCCAGGATAAGATGGGTGCTGATGAAGTAATTATTGAGCAGATGATTAAAGGCCGCAAGGCTTTAGCTAAGCAATCTTGGGATGATGCTGCTTCGGTTGTCGGAGGCAATGATAACCTTAAACGCATGTTTAAATGGGCCCAAGATAATCTAACAGCTGAAGAAGTTGCAGCTACTAATCGTGCTCTACAAACTAATGCCTATAAGAATGTCCTCCTGGGACTTAAGGCTAGATTTGAGCAACAAAACCCACCAAAGGCTACTACAAAGGAACCTAAGCCAATGGATAATCGGGTCAATCCTTCACAGGTTCCACAATCCGTACAGGTATTTAAAAACTTTGCCGAACAACAAGCTGCTTTAAGAGATCCAAGGTATCGCGTTGATACTAACTACAGAAAAGCAGTAGAAGCAATGGTTATTAATTCATCTCGTTACGGTTATAGAAATCGTTAACTCCGTACAATCCTGTAAGAAATATTAATATAATTTTCTTACTAGGACACGGAATAATTAAGGGTTTCTCCTTCGTTTTAAAATTTTAATATAATAGAGAGTTTCTATATAAGGAGAAACAAATATGGCTTTAGGTCCAAGTGAAACAGGTCACAATGTTGACCCAATCTTTCCAGTAGGTACAAGTGTCGGTTCATGGCCAGATGGTGGTTCAGCAGCTTCAACAACTTCTATTCCATCTGTATCTGGTGCTACTGATCCAAATTACTGGCTTCCTATTTGGTCAGGCGAAGTAATCAATGCTTATGATTCATACAATATCTTTGAACCACTTGTAACCACTGAAACTATTACTTCAGGAACTACTAAGCGTTTCCCAGTAACTGGTACTGTAGGTCACATTGGTAAGTGGAATGCTGGTATTGAGCTTCTTGGTGATTCTACCATCTCAACTCCAGGTTGGTTCGACATCTCACTAGATGAAAGACCAATGGCTGCATTCTTTGAACTTGACGATATTCATCTCATGCTTACTCAGTGGGATTATCGCGCTGAGTTAGCTCGTCAAGCTGGTCTACAACTTAGCTATATTCGTGATAAGCAAATTGCTTGCATGATTGCTAAGGCTGCATTTACTGCTGCTAGACATCCACTCAATAACATCAGAGGTAATAACCTTGCTGGTATGAATCATGCTGATGCTGGTGGTATTCTTCCAGCTGATGCTAAGTTTAATCTATTAGGTCTTCGTGGTGCTACCACAACCGAAAGAACAGACGCTGCTTTACTTCTTCTAGATTATCTAGAGCGTTACATGGTTCGTCTATCAGAAATCGACGCAACTCTTGGTGACGTTTATTGTGCTGTAACTCCACAAGCTTTCCATGACATCCGTGCTCTTGGTATTGCTCGTGATGCTACTGGTCTAGTTGGTGGTGCTGGTCGTCCATTCTTCGGTGGTGTAGCCGAAGCTGGTGGTCTTGGTGCTCCACTTAACCAAAATATGTTCGGTATTACCGAAGCTCTTGAGTACATGGGTGTTAAGATCATTAAGAGCAATCATCTTGAACAACTTGATCATGCTAAGGTTCAGTCTGGTATTATTACTGATGGTGGTACAGGTACTGCCAACGTTGTAAGAACAGGTATTAATACTGCAACTGGTCAATATGCTCAGGCCTCCACTGGAGATAGAGTATCAGTAATTACTGATCTTGGCGATGCTAAGTATAACTTTAACTGGTATAACGGTACTGAAGCAAATGAAACTGCTGTAGTGGCTGCTACTGGTGCTCCAGCTAACACCGCTGCTATGAAACCAGTTAAGGCTCTTATCTGGCAGAAGTCATCTGTATGCTCACTCCGTCTTCAGGGTATGAAGGTTGAGTCAGTTAAGGATGTTCGTCGTGGTACTTACTTCACTGTAAGCTCCATCATGGCTGGTGCTGGTGTACTACGCCCAGAACTCTGCGGCGTAATTCAAGGAACTTATGCTGTTCCAGCAGCCTAATCCTAGCGTTAGCTAATTACATTTTGATATTTGTACCTAGGGGGTCGAAAGGCCCCCTAGGTATTTTTTTCGCAAGGAGAGTTATGAAACCATTTAATCCAATTTCACATTCTAAAGGTCTTGGCGATACGGTAGCTAAGGTGGTAAACAAACTTGGTTTCAAAAAAACAGAAGATTGTGGTTGCCAAAAACGCCAAGAATTACTTAACAAGTTAGTTCCATATGGAAAGAAGGGAGGAAAGTAATGGGGTTATATAGCTATACAGATGCTATTAACCATATGTTACTGACTTCAGGAGAACACATAATTAATGATTTAGTAACAGACGCTGGTGTAGATACCAGCGTTGCACAGTTCATCCTGAAGCAAGCCATTAAGTCCGCAGTATTTAGGGGAATAGCAAATAATAGATTTATTCTCACAATTGCTCCTGATGTTAATGGTAAGATAATGCTTCCTTCTGATGCTTGCTATGCCCAGAATGTTGAACCTCTGTTCGATCCTACGACGGGGGAGGTGATCCAAACTACAATTAAGTCCAGTCCTGCAAGGTTGTTCAACATCACCAAGCAAACAGACGTTTTTACGGAAGAATTAGACGTAGAAGTTATTGTAACATTAGGTAATGAAGCTAGTAATTATGGTTGGGATGATATTGATTCTGCTCTTCAACGAGGTATCATGGAAACTGCAGCAAGACAATATCAAATGGTAACTCAAGGGGATCTAGATGTAGATAAACAACTAGCCCAAAGAGAAATGATACACATGGCTAGAGGCAAAGCCTCTGATATAAATAAGAAAAGTAGAAATCTTTTCTGGAGTGGAGATCCTGGTACACGGTCAGCCGTGGATCGTAGAGGAATCCTATCCAATGATCCATACTTTACAAGAACGAGGTTCTAATGGCATTTACAAGACTTCCAATTAATACCCTAAGTGGTGGAGTAGGGAGACAAGCACCTACAAAAAGATTAACCAGCGAAGCTGAGAATATTGATAACTGCTTAGTTACTATTGAGAGGTCTGTCGAAAAAAGACCACCATTGAATATGGTAGAATCAGGATCCAGTGCTTGTTATTTAGATGTTGCAAATCTAAATCCTGCTACCGTATTCGATGGTGGATCGACACCAACAAACTTTAATACAGATAATCTATATTTTCATTTCTTAGATATTGATGGTTATAATAGATACTGTATCATTATAAATAGAGCTGGATATACCTTTGATCCAACTGCAGTCCATAGTTTTACTAATGGTGGATCTTCTATTAAGTTAGATAATTTCTTAACTGTATATAGAATTGAACCAACTGAGTGGGTTAAAGAAACTGTAGATAATACCTCTGGTGATGCAAATACCAGTGGTTTTAATAGAGCTATCTATGAATATATTACAGCTGGGAATAAAACAGTAACTTATAATTATCCTATAGCTGGAAGTACTATATCTTTATCAGAAACCAATACATCTAGTACATTTGGTTCTATTGATTTTGATATTGGTATTATTCTGTGGAATAAACTTGTACCACTAGGATATCTTCCAGATAATTCTGAATTAGAATTAGAAGCTAATTCAAATCTTTGGGATGATTCTTTTGCAACAAACCAATATATTCACTCAGGAGATGAGGTAAATTATAAAAGAACATCTCCTCCAAATACATTATCACCTTTATCTGAGGATGATGTAGATGACTTATCTGCCTACTGGACTAATGTTCGTGATGATGTTTCTTTCTTTATTAATGCTACAACACTTGAAGAAGAAGAAACAGGACAAAGTTTAGAGAATTTTGAAGCCTTTCCTTATCGAACAGCTTCTGAAGTTTCTGCTGATGTAAGGGATTTTAATGGATATAGAGCATGGAGAATGCTTAATCAGTACTATGATAATCCAAAAATCATTCCAACCCCAGGTGGAGTTATTGATTTTACAAAGGATCATTACTATAGATCATCTCCATTGGATGCTACTGATCGTGATGGTAATATTGATTATCTTGGTTTAGGTAAGATTTACTTTGCTAGAAATCCCTATTTAACTTTTCCAGCTGGATTTTATAGAGCAACTAGATATGAGAAGAATCCCTATCTAGAGCGTATTAGAGCAGAAAGCCCTAATAGTGTATTTGACCATAGAAAGTTTCCTTTAGTTATCTATAAAGATACCGCTACTGATGGTAAATGGCGTGTAAAACATATGCCATTAATGCCCAGAAGGTCTGGTACAGAACTAAGTAATCCTGGTCCAAATGGAGTAAAGAGACAAGAACATGTCCAATCAATGGCTATTTGGAAGAATAGATTATGGATAGCTACAGATAATACCTTATTAGCCAGTCGTACTAATAGTTACTATAACTTCTGGGTAGATGATGTCTTTAATATTGTAGAATCAGATCCAATTGATGTTCAAGCTAGTGTTGGAGCATATAATAAACTAAGTCATATCGTACCTTTCCAAAATATTTTATTTGCCTTGAGTTCTGGTTCAGTTCAATTTGAAGTACGAGGTGGTTCAGCAGATGTAGGTATTTCTCCATTTAACGTTGAGTTTAGACCTACTTCATTCTTTAGTACTTCTAAGTTAGTAACACCACAAAAAATGGGTAATAACGTTTTCTTTGTCAATGCAAGCAAAATGTATATGTACCTTTCTGGTAGTGCTTTTAATGATGAATACTCAACTTCTATGGATATTAGCAATAATTGTAGAGGATACTTACCAGAAGATATTTCAGCTATTGCAACAAGTTCAGCTACCAATACAATGTTTATGGTAGATCAAAATACACCATATCATGTGTATAATTTTACATTTAGAACTAATGGTGATAAGATAATTCAACAAGCTTACCATAGATGGATTCTATCTTCTTTAGATAATATTGTTGCTATGCATGCCTATGAAAAAGATTTCTACATGGTAACTAAACGCATACAAACTACAGGATCTACAGTTAAGAAACTAGCTGTATACTTCATGTCCTTAGAAACAGTACCTTCCTCTACTCCAATGTTAGATTGGTTGGTAAAGGTTCCTGTAGTTGATATGGTTTATAATTCTGGTACAAATAAAACAGTATTTACTTTACCTTATTATGATCCTGAAGTTGATTATGCAATCAAAGCTCCTGAATGGGGAACTTCTGCATATACCGCTTATGATCTAAGTGATGTCTTTGTAGATATCGGTACGGGACTAACTCAAGTAGCAGTCATAGGTAATTTAACATCCTTTCCAGTATACATTGGTAGATCATACGAAATGAATATTGAATTGTCTCAGTTAGTCCAAAGAGCTAATGATGATCCTTCTGCTGTCTATGAAGGCGTATTAAACCTTAAGAGAATGACTACCAGACACCTTAACTCTGGTAGTTATGATCTATTAGTTGAACGTAGGGGTCGTACAGGCACTTTGACAACATTCTATCCTACTGATATCAATAGCCTAGTATCTAGAAACGATCAACTTAAAGTGGATACCGTTGGTGAACATTTTATTAAATTATTATCCTACTCTGAGGCATGTAAGATTTATATCAAATCTTCCTACCCAACCCCATGTAATATTTCAAATATAGAAGTTATTGGTAACTGGCGATCCAGAAACACCAGTATTGAATAAGGAGAGATTATGGCTTGTTACAGTTACTCAAGTGGAACACCCATTTTATATAATAAC